CCCGAAAATCGACTTAAAAAACAGAATGCATTTCGTCTATATGCCGCTGGTAGGGAATTGCCAGAAGTAATGAAAGCTTTGGACACAAAGCACAAAGCCACGATTGAGAAGATGATATATAGCGAGAAGTGGGATGAGTATGCCAAGATCTGGCAGGAAAATCCCGAAAAAGAAAATCTTTATCCTTGGGACAAAGAACGCCCCATAGCTCTAGTTCCGCCCCCCGCAAAGATGGAGGAGATGGATAAAAAACGCAGGCTTGAATGCATTAAGGGATTCTCCATGTATTGTTCGGGGCGCACCCTACGGGACATTGCCGAGGAACTGAAGGTTAGCGAGTCTACCGTTTGCTTATGGCGGGATACCCAGCGTTGGATTCAGTGCAGGGAGCGTCTCGTCAACGATCAATCCCCCGCCCCTTGGGAGGATGACGGGGTTCCCACTTTGATGTCGGAAATTACGGCTTCATTGGAGACCATGAAAAAATCGATCAAGTTTCTGACTGGCAAAGTATTAGTCAAGGCCGCTGATGCCGCGCAAGACCTTGATGGTATGGAAGCTCTTGGCATGATGAGAAATATCAAACAACTAGCCGAGGCAGCGTCGATCAACTTCTCTGAAGGCCCGAATCAGCAAAATGCTATTCAGATCAATATAGCCACCAAACTGGAATCCATGAAGATTCCCGAGGACTCAACCTACGAAGCGGAGCTTGTGGTTAATGAATAGTCCGAGATTCTGCTACTCGCGTAAAACCACTGTCCCGCCGCAAGGCTGGTGGGTTAAATGTCCAATTGTAAATGAACCCGTCCACGGTGGAGACTTTTGGGACATGGTTAGTAATTGTGAAAAGCTTTTGGTTTCCAAGGGAATTACTCCGCCTACTGATTTTGTGTCACAAATAGAAAACAATCTTTGTGACAGAATGGCTGGCAACGAAAACTGTGTGCCGTGTTCTCAAGAAAAACAGAAACTTGGATTTGGAGAGATTGTTCGCTGGGTCAAGGCCATGTATCAGTTTGCGGTCAATGGCAAGTTTGAGCTTGTCCCCCAAGAAGAGGCGGAGCGCCGAGCCAAGATCTGTGCCGCCTGCCCCCATCAAATAGCCACTTCTGGATGTTGGGGATGTAAGGGGATTGCTGGAATGCTTCCACATATTGCAGGAGCCAGAAAAACTTCCTATGACTTACAGCTTAAAGCTTGCGGGGTTTGCGGATGCTACAATGCTGTGAGCGTCCACTTGCCCGTTGAGGTGCAGGGTGGAGAGAATCTGGAATTTCCCGATTTCTGCTGGAAGTTTAAGCAACCTCAAAGCGAGTAATCGCCTTGTTAAAGCTCATGTTGGCAACGCCAGTAGGGCCGTCACGATGCTTACCCACAATAAACTCCATGGTCGGATTCTGCTCATGATCTTGGGCGTCCTCGCTATGGAGCATGATGACGATATCGGAATCCTGTTCGATAGCTCCAGATCCCTTGAGGTCCGAAAGACTTGGACGTCCACCGCGCTTGTCAGGATCGCGGTTAAGTTGAGCAAGCACTAAAACTGGTACCTTGAGGGTCTTGGCCAGATCTTTAATCCCACCACTAATCTCTTCCACCTCACACACACGGTTGTCCTTTCCGCGCTTGCTGTCCCCCTTGACCAACTGCAAGTAGTCAATAATGACGAGGTCTAGAGGTGTCCTTTGGTGGGCGCGGCGAGCAACCGCCTTGAGATAGCCAATGGATTTTGCCGAGCTATCATCGCAGATGATTTCCGAGCCGTGGATCTCTTGGATAGAACGTGCCAGAGATTGTTTTTGATGCGGGGTGACCCGACCAGAAAGGATGTCAGCCGCACCCACACGCGCCCGCGAGCGGATCATGCGTTCCATAAGTGCAACACTGGTCATCTCAAGCGAGAAGATAAGTACACGCTTTTTCTGGTTTAGTGCTACGTTTTCAGCAATCTGGAGTGCGCTTGCAGTCTTTCCTACTGCTGGTCTTGCCGCCAAAACAACCATGTCTCCTCCGCGCAATCCAAACATAAGGATGTCATCCAATGGTGTGATTCCTGTGCGGATACCGATACAGGGCTTGCCAGCAATCGTGGATTCGATGTTTTGGGCAGCGCGGTCTAGGGCGCTATTGATTGATAGTTTGTCTCCATCATCAATCTCGTAATCGGCCCGCATCACGGTTGTTTCCGACCAGTTCTTTAGCTCTTCAATCTTTAGCTCGCGGTCCCTCGCCTTGTGAACCATGTCATTGGCCAAGTATTCCAGCGACCTTCTGTAACGGGCTTCTTCCAGCTTGGGGTAGTAGCGTTTCCAGTTGTTGTGGGCTACACACGAAGTTGCAACTTCTGTAATTTTTTGTTCACCACCAATGATGTCGTATTCGTTGGCAGCTTCAATCTCTCCTTTGACATTGATGATATCGGCCTGCATCCCCTTGGCGATGCAGCGCATGATCGCCCGAAAGATGATTTTGTTCTCTTGAAGGTAGAAGTGATCCTCCTTAATGGATAGAAGGATCTCTCTTTGGTCCTCTGTTGGCGCATGGCAGAGGCAGGAGAGGAGTGCGGTTTCAGCCGAGGGTTCGTGAATGACTTCGTGCATAGGAAGCGTTAGACAGCCGCTTGGGCTTTTCGTTCACGCTTTCTTTGCAAAATTTCCAGCATGGATTGCCTGCGGCGTTCGCGCTCTACTTCCGAGATCACTCGTTTCTTTTTCGTTTTTTTTGACGATTTACGCATCATTTCTGATACTTTATCGCAAACTGTCCCCATTTGTGCATCATTACTGACGCTTTGTGGCATTGGAAATCCCTCTTGCGCCATCTTGTGGAGTGACCCATCTTTACATCCGTGGATAACCACTGCTTGGCTAGAGATGACTCTATCTGGGCAAGTGACTCCTTGGACAGCTTGGGCTTCGGGGTCTTCGGCATAGAAGACAATCTTCCCATCCTTCCACTGGTAGTTGACACTTTTCCAGTAGGTGCGGATCAGTGGGGTGTCGCGGCCAATGGCCATGAAGTTCCAGCGGCAACGAACATCCCATGGTTCGGGGATGGTGCCTGCGTTTTTGTAAGCCAAATTGTAGGTCGATAAGGACTGCGCGGAAGGACAAAAGTCCAAGAAATTGGGAGGATAGACAGCACTACCCACAATCATCCTGTAGATATTCTTCCCATTGGTTGCCATTCCGCCTTCGTAGAGATGGCCCATAATTCCGACTTTTCTGTGGTATTCGGCGTCCAAGTCATCTACCCATCCCTCTTTCATCGGAACACAATCTGGCTCCCAAAAGTAAAACGGAGCATTGGTTGAATACATGGCAGCAGCCACATCACTGAACATCTGGTTCGGGCCAAGTGGCCAGCCATCAAATCCGTCTTGGGCGGTCAGGTGGTCAACTTCTGGAAAGCTTTTCTTGAGTTCGTGAATGACATCGGAAACACCAGATGTATCACTCTTGGTACATACTGTTGCCTTGTGGCGCATGTTAATTCCCATGGCAGTAATGGCCTTGGCCGACTCCATAGCCAGATCGGCGTCTCCGTTATGGTAGGCAAAGACAATATTCATTCCATATCCTCCAAGGCTTTAGCAGCAACTCCTACGGCGCTGCACAATTCTGCACAAGCGGCTTGAGATGAATCAAGGCCCGCAATGTATTCAAGAGCGTCTATAGCCTTATCAAGTTTTTGGCAAACATCATCATAAGCCCGTGTAATGGCTAGACGGTCTCTGCGGAGCTTGTGACATTGGTCGCGGGCTTGGTTGCGTTCGCGTTCTGGCTGTAAAGCAAACTCAACATCAACGTAACCAGTCTTAAAACCAGTTGCAATACAACGCTCTTCGGCGGCATTTGTTTCGGGCGTGTCGCTCATTGCGCGTCGAAGTTGAGGGGCCAGCTTGGATGGAGGGGGTCTTCCAGCCTGACCCTGACATTTTTGTAGCCATGTCCCATAAGCCTTTGGGCTTCTTGATTGGCTTCCTCTTTGCTCATGCCAAACCTGTCCAGTTCCACAACTTTTTCTCCGTGGCACACAATGTAAGTTTTATTACTTTCGCTCATTTTTTCTTTTTTTTCTCTGATTGATTGATGTATTTTTGAAAGGATTCGGCGCAATCTCTGGCCATCTCGATTTCTGATTCTGGGTCAAAGAAATAACCGCCACGTTCAGCGAACAACGCTTCCATTGGCAGGGGACTTCCTCGACGAAACCGTGGGCCAACCACGAATGGGGAGACGGAGTCTTCATTGATGACGGTTAATACTACTTTGAATCTGGCCATGGACTCCAATACTTAATCACACGTTCAAGTATATGTCCAATCCCGCTCCATCCATGGTGGGGATGGTAATGACAGGCCCACCTCAATGGAGGGTTTGACTCGTCGTTTTTAATAAGGTAGATTCCCTCAGTATCGGGCTTTGTATCGTTGTAATCGTTCCAAGTGATCATAGTAGGTATGACAAGAAAAACTCCACTTCGTTCAAAAACTCCACTGAAAAGGTCCAATGGCCTCAAACGCAGCGGAAGGTTGCGGTATGCATCCCCCAAGCGCCAGAGTGAATACAAGGAGTATGCAAAGGTAAAAAAAGCCTACTTGGCACTGCATCCCATGTGTGAGAAATGCAAGAAGGCGAAGAGTCAGGATATCCATCATAAGGCGGGTAGGGTTGGGCGCTACCTTTGCGACTACAGCCTTTTTGCCGCGCTTTGTCGAGCCTGCCATGACTTTATCCACCAGAATGGCAGAGAAGCCCGCAAGCAGGGCTGGATCATTGATACAATTCATGTTCTTCAAGATCCCGCTCCAGAAGTTCAATCTCCGCGCCAAAGTCAGGCTCATACTCACGAATAAGCGGATTCCACACTTTATTGCGCGGTGCTGTCAGATTCCGCCAGTTATCAACAAGATTAAGCCAGCTAGTCTCCAGCGGGGCGTTCCATTCCTCCTCTGGTGGGAAGTTCCAAGGATAGGGTCGCGGATAAGAAGCGCAACCACTTGCAATAAGTAGTGCTAATCCTATCCCTGCTCTTTGAAGTCGTAAAACCATAGCTCCTCCTCGCTTTCACTAACCCATCTGCTGCCTGTATGCTCGCAGCTAAACTCTTGGCTGAAAACCTTCCAGTTGGGCTTGGTTGGGAATTTTTTAGCGATAAACGATCCGCCGTCCATCCATAACACACGGTTGTTGGGTTGGATAAAATATTGCCCATCGCCCGCAAACACATGGCCGCATTTGTGTCCAGCAGCCATCTCCCCGTAGCCACTTGTGTAATGAGGCCCAAGGCACCAATCCAAGGTGAACATATACTTGGCCTCCTCAAAGGACTTGTTCTTGAGCATGATGTTTGCCGCCCGATTCTTGCAGTAGTCCAAGATGTTAACCGAACAGTAATAACTCATGGAATCCCAAAGTTGTATCCAATCCAGAGGGTAAAACGTCCCTCCAATTTCCTCAGTGTGGAGATAGTGGATCGGAACTCTGGCATGCTGGCTTCCGTATTCGGTCATCACGCTGAACAATCCACATCGTTGTGGAATGGAGGTGAAAGCAAATACTTCGACTAGTTGTCTTTCCCTGCTGACGCTGGGTTCCAAGTCATAAAAGAATCCCTCGTCTACGAAAGCAAAGAAGGTTGGGATGTTGACGTTGAGATAGTTGCTCATTGGTCGGCAATTTTGCGAAGGAGTCGCGTCTGCTCGCGCAGTTCGTAGAGTTGATTGTTCGCTGTAATCTCCGCACTCAAACGGGCGTTTGATTCGGCCAACTCCGCATTGATGCGGCGAAGGGTGGTAAGATACGGGCTTTCGGTGGGCTTGATGTCCACCGATCCATTGATAACTTGTGTGCGTCCCGAATCCAAATCAAAGATTGTACCCGAAAAGCTACCGTCTTGTGCCTGAATATTGGCTGTTAGTAGTAATACTATTAGTAGTGGTTTCATAAAAAGATTGGAAGCGGGGTGGCGCAACTTCATTGACCCCCCAGCCTTTGAAGCCTTCGCATTTGCATGCGGGTCTCCCCGCCTCCAAAAGTAGGGAGAGGACTCAGGTCGCTCAACCCCGCATTCGCAGTGTTGCCCTCAATGATCCCCTCCGAAATGTTCATAGATACATAGACCATAGCCCCTTTGGGGCGTTCAATGTTTTTTCTTCTTTTTTCCTTGTGTGGATATTTGGCGGGCTGGGCCTAGTCGCCCGCCTATTATAGCGGCTCCCATTCGCTTGAAACCCGAACGCCGCCGTCATTGGATTAATAATTCCTTGAGCTAGATCCGACCGATTGACCACACCTCGCCCCCGCAGGGGCAAAGGCATAGTCAAAATTGGATTCTCATTCCTATGAGTGAGTCCTCCGCTTTATTCCACAGATCACGATCTAGGCTCCGAAGCCGCTAATAGACCTTCAAACAATCGCAATCGACCTCCGAGGGTATTATCCCTCGCGCTTACCAGAGTTTCTCTGGATTCCCACGCCGCAATGTGTTCAGGCGATGGGACGGATGGCTGATCCGTAAGTGCGGCGGTTTTATCCTTGCATACCTCGTTACGGGGTTTAGTGGCGTATGTACGCTCCACTTTAGCGACTGTCAATCGACGTTGACAGCGCGACCCTACAAAACGTTCAAACAAGAGTCAATCAAAAAAGAGGGTGCGGCCCCGCAGAGAAGTCAACGTCAGACAGCCGCAAACGGAACCGCACCCAGATACAAGGATCGACGCAGAGTAACGCCAGTGTTGTAGAGTGTCAACAAGAGAGTATGATTCTTCTATGGATAAAGAATCCTATAGATCCTACTTGAGAACGCCTTATTGGAAGGAAGTGAGCCGCCTAGTGAAGAAACGCTACGGCTGGAGATGTGGGGTTTGCAACAGTCCCCTAGAACTCCAAGCCCACCACCGCACTTACGAACACAGAGGAGACGAACTTAACCACTTGGACGATCTGATCTGCCTCTGTAAAATGTGCCACAAATTGTTCCACAGAGAGCAAAAGAAAGCCCGTAAACCGCGAAAGGCGCGGAAACGAAAGTCTCCACGCCTCTCCAATATTAATATTTGACGAATATTGAACACCAGCTAGGTTTGTAAGTCAACACATAATCTTATGATCGATACAACCATCCTACCTACTGAAATTCAAGAAAACCCCGAAATCACCATTGGTGAACTTGCCGAGAAACACGGAGTCAAATACGGAGCCATGGCGCAAGCCCTTCGCAAAAATGGGATTCGGGCCAAGCGCAAAAATACGACCAAGAGGCGTATGCATGGTGGTCGGGCCTTCAAGGTGCTGGGCTACCTTATGGCCAACCCCGAAATGAACTTCGCTGCCATTGCCGAGCAATTCAACTGCACCCGCGAGTATGTGAGCCAGATTGAGGCCATCGCCCGCCAAGAAGGGATCATTAAATGACCGTAGGACGAGTCTATAGCAACATCAACCCCGTCCATGCGGATGTGTTTGAGGTGTTGTTACAGCAGAAAGAAAAGCAACTGGAGAAGGCCCGCCAAGCACTGATGATGTGCATTGCCCCCGACCCCGAATCCGAAAGACTTAAAGAGGAAGTATTGCTTGAGCAATGAAAGAAAAACTTAAAGATATAGATCGCGAAACAATCAACCTTGTGATCTCCGTGTTCGTCCAAGAGGTGGAATACCGCGCCGAAGAAAAAATGCTAAAGACAGGCAAGCTAGAGGGCTCACATTACGCCGCCATGAAACAAGTAGCAGATGAGTGGAAGCAATGAAATACAGAATTCAAGAAGTAAAACAGGAGGCTTACTTTCGCTACTTAGATAAAAAATGGCAGGAAATTACTGTTTACTACCCTCAATACAAAAAATGGTTATTTTGGAAAAACTTTGAAGAAGTTGGCATCGGGCCTAAGTGGATCTACAAATATGCACCTTATTTTAGATATAAAGAAGAGGCTGAAAAATACTTAAATGAAATCCCGAATCCATGAACGCCATCCCCGCAGGCTATGTGGAAGTAAGCAAAGGAGTCTATGAGCGTATCGATGTCATCCAGAAAAAATTCATGGGAGGAAAAGCCATTCTTCCAGCTAAGAGTAAAAGCCGTAACAGCAAGCCTAAACCGCCTGTTCTCAATGGGGCCGTGGGGAAGACTGGCGGAGAAAAAGCGCATACAGGCCGCATTCTTGTCCGCATTACGGTCTACAGGAAGAGATGTGTCGATCCCTGCAACGCAGGGCAGAAATACCTCGTTGACTGTCTCAGATATGCTGGAATTTTGGTCGATGACCGAGAAGAAGATATCGCGCTTGAAATCAACCAAGAAAAAACTCGCGGGGAAGAAGAGACGTTGATAGAGTTGTTTAATGACACAGGATCAGTTTGATAAAGATCTACTTATCCGCCACGATGACACGGGTGTTCTGATGCCATTCCCAGAACAAGAAGAAGGCTTTTGCGACAACCCTATCAGAAGGTTATTTGAACAAGTTGAGGAAGAAGATGTCCAAGAAGAGGAATAAATGGATCAAGCAACGATCAACTTTTTGGGGCGGGCCATCCTCAAATACCGAAAGTTCAAGTTAACTTTCGTTCCCCAGAAATACCTTATTACGGGCAAGGCCACCTCTGTTGGATGGGCTGATGACAAAGAGCTTCGCATCGCCACAAAGCGCCCCGTGTCCACATGGCTGGATGTCTTTGTCCATGAGACCTGCCACCTAGACCAGCAGACCCAAAGACCCAAGTGGCACAAATCCAAAGAAGACGCTCTTGGCAAGGTAGACGAATGGTTAGCTGGAAAACGTGTGGACTATGTGGACAAGTATATCCGACTTGTTATTGAACTGGAGTGGGATTGCGAGATGAGGTCCGTTCGTAAGATTGCCAGAAACAAGCTGCCAGTAAATCTCAAGGAATACGCCCAGATGGCCAACGCCTATATCTTGGGCTACCATTGGATGTTTAACAATCGCAAGTGGTGTAAGAAGAGCTACGAGACCACAAGGATCTGGAGCCAGATGCCCGAAAAAATTATCCCCCTAAAAACCGCATTATTTCCCCCTAGCAAACTTACCGATCCGTACTATGATTGATCTAATGAACAACGGGCTTAATGGCAAAGAATATGTCCCATGCCCTTCATGTAGCCAACTTGAAGAGATCAAGCAACTACTCTCCGAATATCAAACCTTTGAAGGAGAAAGCCCGATTGTCTCAATTGATCTACTAATTTCAGAAGTCAAGATGTGGAGAGCCAAAGATAGCTACGAGCGCAAGCTGAAATCCACCATGATTGCCAACATGGTAAAGAAACTGGAAAACCAAGGATTTGAAGTTGATGGCAACAATTGACATCAAGTGGCAGGGGCGATTTATCAAGTTGGCTGAAGAGGTGTCCACATGGAGCAAAGATCCTTCGTCACAAGTTGGAGCGGTTATCGTCAGACCAGACCGAACCATAGCATCCATAGGATTTAACGGCTTCCCTCGCGGAGTGGATGATGGTCATGAACGTATCGCAAATCGCGATACCAAACTTCTCTACACCATCCACGCCGAAATGAACGCCATCTTGTCGGCTAAAGAACCACTTAAAGACTATTCTATTTTTGTATGGCCCTTCCAGCCCTGCGCCCATTGTGCTTCATCAATTATTCAAGCTGGGATAAAAGAGGTTTACTGTCCATTCAACGCCCATCTGGAAAGTTATGAACGCTGGGCCGATTCCTTCAAAGCCGCTCTACAAATGTTTGATGAGGCTGGAGTTAGTGTTATTTTCTCTTGACATCCAAACAATCTACATCTTTATTGTTCTCCATGAGCAACCAATTGGCTAGGGTATTTGAATGGATAACTGGCTGGAGGGAATATTCGGAGTTTGAAAAAGACCAAGAAGGCTATATCACCACCGAACGGGTGGGAGAATTCGGATCAGCAATGTTTCTATGGAGGGTTGACAAAGAGCCCGTCCACCTCGACCATATGTACATGGACGGAGACATCTTCGTCCGCTTTAGCGAAAATTATCAAATCAACTTATGAGCGAACAAACTGAACAAACTGCCAGCCCGCTGGCCCCCGATAGCCTCCAAGAACGTGTAGACAAGGCATATATTGCCAAGGGCTATACACTTCTCAATGGAGGAACGGACAACATCCTGATGATTCAGGGTGAGAAAAATGAGGCTACTGCCGATATCCTGATGACATTTGAGGGGGCCAAAGAAATGGTTGAGCAGCTTGCGCCCGAAACACAACCCAAAGAAGAAGAAAAATGACCAGTATATGGCTGATTGGGGCGGTGGGAATATGTTACGGAATCGTTGCTCTAGAGCAGGCAATTCGCGGAAATATCGCCCTATCAGTCATTTGGGGAGGCTATTGCTTTTCCCAATGGGGATTACTTTGGGTAACGCTTTACGGAACCAAGTAATTCTGGTATAATTCCAGCTTCGTTCTTTTACAGAAAGGAGGTGGAAAGGAATTGAATCACTACTACACTAATGGATTCGGCATTGTCTACGGGCCTTATGGTGGAATTGGTTACGCCCCGTGTCCCAAAACGAAACAGGATAAACCCAACTGTTTCGGGTTGTGCCGCTGGTTTGCGTATCTTTTTCTGTAGACAACGGGTTCAAACTACAGAAACAAATGGGGGGAGGCACTAGCCTCCTCCCTATCTTTTTATGGAAGCACTAACAACGATACTATGTATCTTTGCCCTGACATTCTGGGTAAACATGAAAACAACGGGAAAGTTTTTGGATAAAGACCTATGATTGACTATCTCTTGGCTTACGGGCTTTGGATTGTTTTGGTATTGGTCGGGCTAAAAATTCTCAAGGATGTTATCAACCCGCGATGAATCCTGTGGTCCTAGCCATCTCAATTATCTTCTCACTATTCTTCTGGGTCTTTACCTTCTATGGCATCTACTCATTCTTTTACTGGTAACAAGCTAGAGAACTGGATCAAGGCTCGCTTTGCCAACGAGTGTGATGTTATGAATATTCTTCAGGAATATGGGATAGTTAGCGATACGTCTATCTGGGCCAAGGATGTGGGTAATGATGGCGAGGCCATGATGTGGGCTGCGAAAAACTTTGAACATCTTAAACGCCAAGCTGTCTAACGCATCAATGAACACATGCTATGAGGTCGGGCAGCGCGCTGAACAACGCTTTGCTGAACTGCTAACCAATCCTCATTTCTCCACACCAGAGCAGGATATGGAGGAACATTGGGATGTGGAATCAGACGGAAAAAGGTATGATGTTAAGGCGATGAAGAAGTGGAGGCGGGATGACCCCGAACCCACAGATCGCATGCACTATGTGGAGCTACGCAATGTCCACGGGGAACTTGGTTGGCTCTATGGAGAAGCCGACTACATTGTCTTTGAAACCCGTTCCTATTGGATTGTGGTCAAACGCCGCACCCTCATGCCATTTATCGAAGGGATGACAGAAAATAGTGAACAAAGCTTGAAGCCAACTGTCTATAAACTTTACCAACGCAATGGTAGAAAAGATCTGATGACCGTAGTTCCTACCGTGGATCTGCTGGCCATTAGTGAAGCAACAATAAAAAAACCTAACTAACTAATATGAGCAATCAGCAACAAAAAGACAATTCGGGAGCGTTGTTCCCGAACAAAAGCGATAACCCCAAAGCCCCTACCCACAAGGGTAAGGTCATGATCAATGGTATGAACCTTGATGTGGCGGGCTGGAAACAGAAGTCCCAAAAGGGAGTGGACTACATCAGCCTGAAGTTCTCTCCTCCTTACAAGAAGGAAGAGGAAGTAGACGAGGCATTCTAGTCTTTCGGGGCGGGGGAGGGTCTTTTACTGGTGTTTTCTACCTTCTCTCGCCCCACCTCTACACATGAATACAACTATCGCACAGCTTAACGACGATCTAGCCCAAAGCGAAGCTACGTTAAGATCTCTGTTGGAATCCACCCGTGACTGGCTAGATAGCGAGATTAAAGAGTCTGGAGAAGACTTCGTCAAGGGGCTGCAACGCCGAATCATAGACCGCCATCCGCAATTGGGATGGGTGGTTGATCCGTTGGAGTTTTAGCTATGAATGACGATACGCCAGAAACAATTGCGGCTATTATGGCCAGCAATGGTCAGTGGTCATTTGCACTTAAAGAGTGCTGCCAAAGGCTAGAGCGTGAGCGCAATGACTGGCGCGAAAGCGCGGAAGAACTACATACAGCCATGGTGGATGCCATTAACGCTGGGGATTGGAAAGTAGACGGAGCTTGCGATCCAGATGCAGCCATGAAGCGTGTGTTGCAACTAGAGGAGAAATATGGCTGGTAAAGGAGACAGGATGAGGAAGGTCAATGGCCCGAAGTATCGGGACAACTTTGATAACATTAAATGGAAAACCAATGAGCTACGGACTAAAATCAGGGGAAATGGTGGAGAGAACCGCATTCCACAAGGGCAAAGCCCGAAACAAAACAACCATGAATCTTAAAAAACTTCTAGCTAAAGGCCATCTCATACCCATCTATAACGCCACAGGAGAGACCTTGTGCCTTGTTGGCTATCGTCGCAAGCCCAGCAGCAGAAAAGCCCACCAGCGGCCCTTTATGCTCAAACAACCCATACCCTTGGGCCCGATTGAGACCAACCCCGAACCATGACCACAGTAGAGGCAGACAAGCTCCTAAAGGAAAGAGAAGAGAGCGTCATGTTCGCAGACGGCCTAGAAGAAGCCTTTATAGGGATAGGCTACCAATTCCACTCACCAGTAGCCCTCTACTCCAAAAACAAGGCCATCCAATGCCTAATCGACCAAGGCATGGACGAAGAACAAGCCTACGAATACTTCGACTACAACATCGCAGGCTCCTATGTCGGGGATAACACCCCGATTTTCCTAGAAGACTAGGGGGTCAAACCCCGAATCCATGAAAGTTTCCATAAGAACAGCATATAGGATAGTCAAGAAGACCGAAGACCCCGAAGTCCCCATCTTCATCCCCCAATACCAAGAAGAGGGAGGCGAGGACTGGCACACCTTCAAAAACCGCATCCACGGCAAGGGTGGGGGCTACAACACGGTTTACTTCTACCTCCTATCCAAAGCTATCGACTACTTAGAACACCAGAAAGTCCTACAAGACGCTGTAGTGCATTACGAGGACGATGAGTCGGAATGGACGAAAAACCTCCCGTAGGCCCATTTAAACGTAATTACGGACCATTGGTAGCCCAATACCAGACCCAACCCCGCCACCATGACCTACAAACAACTCTCAGGACTAATAAGGGCAACCCTAACCAAAGAGCAGGAAGACAAGGAAGTAGAAATAAGGATAGGAGACCAGTCCTACTCCAACCTATACCTCGTATCCACAGAAGAAGACCTGTTCCTAAACCCCAACCAGCCCGAACCTGTACACAAAATCCCGAATCCATAGACACGTTCCCCCCAATATGTATAAGCCGTAGACATATTAAAGGATAGAGACAATTCCTTTAATAGAGTAACCCGTTATAAAACCAGCCCCGAATTTATAACAGAGAAAAATATTTAAGACGGGGTTCGCTTTAAATAAGGGGGTAGGGGGGGGTCTCCAGAAAGAAGAGAGACGGGGGTGGTGTCTTGTTAAAGAAAACGGGCGTAAGATTCAATAAGACAATCCCCTATTAAAGCAACGCTACGCTCTACCGCCCCTATATAAGGGCGGATAGCGCGATAGCGTCCACGCTACACCACGCTCAAATAGCGTCCCATAGCGTTGTAGCGTTCCTAATAAATTATCACTTGACGGGTTACTTTTCCCCACAAAATTTTCGACATGGGGTATTTTCCCAGTCGCAGTGCCCGCGCCAAGAGAAGGGCGGG